CTTCATGTATACCGTTAAATCTGATAATATTTTTTGTGATTCGTCCATACTAATTAATTATATTTTTGTTTTGTTTTGTTTTTACTTTTTTTATTAATTTTCACGATTCAAGACCTTTTGTCTTTTTATAAACGCATCTTTAGCTCGTGTTGCGTTGTCCTTTTGAACATCTTCCTTATGTCCCAATAATGTACTTTGAGATTCTGTATTAATAATTAGAAATCTATTATCAAATGTACAGTTCTGCCAAATAACACCATCTTGTCCAATTCTTGACTTTAATAAAGTCATAGTTGCTAGGTTATGTTCTTTTTGTTCTAATGTCTTACCAACCGATAAAACAACATGACCGATTTGTGCCTTTTTGATTGAGCCACCCATTTGGTCTGTTGTAACAACTTCCGAAGAAATTGACTCTCTATTACCTTGAGTTGCTGTCCATATTGCAATATCAAATTCACTAGTCATCGATTCAAGACTTCTCATAGTTGAACCCTCACCTTTCCATTCTTCACCATTAGTTGACCTTTCTGATGTTATACAATCAACATAGTCAATAACCAATAAGTCAATCTTTTTACCATCAGAAATATGTTTTCTAATTCTTGTTTTAATTTCAGAAATAGTAACAGAATCACTTGGTAATTTAATAATACTCAAAGAACCGGTACATTTAGACCTAACCTCTTCAACTCTTTGTTTTACTTCATCTTTGTTGTTTGGTTGTTCATCTGGTTCAATACCTGACCAAATTGTGTAATGTTTTCTTTTGATGTTTGCTGGATTATCTTCAAAAAATATTTGAAGAACATTAAAATTATAGTTATATGCGGTATTTGAAAAAAGTGTTAATAGTGTTGTCTTACCTGTACCTGTCGGTGCTAAAACAACCCCTAATTCACCTCTACCTAACCCTCCTTTTAACATACCATCTAATCCATCAATTCCTGTTGGGATTGGGTGTCTGTTGTCCTTCTCTAACGCCTCATCAATGTTATGAAACACATCCATAGATTCTTCGGGTGGTAATCCAACCTGCATTGCCTTTTGAATAATACCTTCAATGGTATTATATTCTTGAAAGGAGCCGTTGTCAATTATTTGATTTACCCTTTTTAACTCCTTTTTTAAATTTTGTTGTTTACAAAAATTTAAAGCCTCATCCTTTACGAGAGACGAATCCTGAGTGTTTTCCTTAATACCGGATATTGTATCCAAATGTATTCTTGCATTTTCTTGCGATTTTAACTCTAACACAATCTGTTGAGACAATGTGTCATAATTAGGAATTTTAGTATATTTTATAAAATGTTCCTTAATGTTCTGAATAATAAATCTAAAGGAATTGTTATCAAAGTACTTGCTATCGATTACATCAATTATTTGTTCCCCATATTTTTTGTCTTCAATAATTGCTCGTATTAGGGCTTGTTGGAATGATGCTCCGAGAAAACCAAAGTTCTTTTCTGTCATGATTATTTTTTTTTATAAGTGATAATTTAAATAAGTTGTTTCTAATTCCTCAGAAGATAAAATAGCAGTTAAATCTGATAGATATCTCTTCAAGCTTGGGCGGATGTCGACCGTATATCTAACTTTTGGGTGAAAGATATTAGAAGGAAACATCCTTTGGATAAATACATCATCACCTAGCTTTAATACTAGTAAAAAATATTCTTTTTCATCATTTTCTCCGGTTTCCACATCCTTTAAACCGTAAAAATAATCTTGATTTTCGTTTAGATAATCCAATGTTTTTGTTTTCAAATCATGTGAGATTTCTTCACAAATATCTTTTACATATTCATGTATGTCAATCGAGCGTCTCGCTTCGACATTATAGTCTCTTACATTAAAGAATCTTTGGCAAACTATGTTTTTACCTAAAGTTAATAGAAATTCGAATTTTGTTGCGTCTTGATTAGTCATTGTCTTTTATTTTGATTAATTTTTTATTTTTTTCTTTTCTGGTTAGTCTTAAAAATGGATTTAGAAAGTTAATCCATGCGTCATCAGATTTTGGTAGAAGAAGAAATATTCCATCTTCCATCATCATCTTCATTGTATTCTTATAGGAACGACCTTCCGGGTCCATTATATCATTCATAAGAGAATTTATAGAGGGTATTGACTCTTCAGTAAGGAAAGGTTCATCAAGACTTACAATGCGTTTATTTACATTGTAAAACTCCTCTCCTAACACTCCGTGTTTTGTAACCCCTGTAATTAGATTCTTTATTAAATTATTATGTTGGTCTTGTTCAAATAGAGCATTAAATTTTTCTATTAGAATTTCGAGTGTTAATGGTTGAGTTTTAATTTCAGGAACTAAAGCCAATAGTCTTCTAACCCCCAAATTTTTTATTCCCGCAATATTATCCGACGGGTCTCCACACATCATTTTAACAAGTTTAATATTTTGTATAAGAATCTCTTCATGGTCATAAACAAACATATCATTTAATTGATATATTCTATTATGTGAAGGATTAAATAAATGAGTTCTTTCTGAAACTAATTGAGTTAAATCACCATCCGAGGAATAAATTAAAATTTCTTCTTTAGATTTTTGAGAATAATATGCAATACAGTCATCTGTTTCACAGAATTCATATTCCCCTTGTCTAACAAATAATTCTTCAAGATATTGTTTAACCCTGTTTCTTTGGTTAGTGTAAGAACCCATTTCCTCTTCAGTTCTGATTCTACTTTTCCTATTTTCTTTATAGTGACTATAGAATTTTTTTCTGGATGATGAACCTTGTTCTCCGTCCCAAAAGACTACGACTTTATCTAATCGATGAATGTCAATTAATCTTCTTAGTGTGTTGATGAAATGATATTGTGCTCCAATATGATTCCCTTTGTAAAAATGATTCTTTAATCCAAAGAATCCAATAGTTAATAAGTTATCACCATCAACAAGTAGTACGGACATTTATTTTTTTATGTTTTATAGGTTGAAAATTACTCCCCGATTGAATCTTCTGCTTCTTCTTCTAAAACAATTTCACCTGTTCCTGAAAGAATCGCGTTCCAATATTGTGAATACTGTTTTTTGTAGTCTTCTAAAGCCTCTTTTGTGTCATCAATATAACCTTGTGGTACTGCAATGATTTTACCATCTTTAAATTGAATACCATTTACGTGGTTTTTCAAAATAGAAATTTTCGTTCTAATTGCATAAGATACTGTTCTTCCTCCTTTGGTTGCGGTAATATGATTAATACCAGCTTTCTTTTGATTTCCAAATAAGAATACCAATGAAGATGCTAACCATAACGCTTCACCACCTTTTGCTTTGATTTCAGGTTGTCCAAATGGATTATCTGGTAAATCAACCCATGGTTGGTTAATAACAATCATTGTGTTATAATATGGGTAATCTTCTTTTTTTGATTTTGAAATTCTTGAATGGATTCCCATACCGATTTTGTCAGATAATGCGGATGCGTTATGCATTTTACCACCTTTACCTTCAAATGTCATTTTACATGGTACTGAACCAACTGAATCCCAACAGAATAAAACTGAGTGAGGAATTTCACCTTTTTCTTGTGCATCTAATATACTATTAATAAAATCAGTTGCCTGTTCAATATAATCAAAACTATCGTTAAAAATGAAATCACCTTCCCATTCTCCGTCTGAATTCTTAGTTGCTTGTAATCCTAATTCAACCGCATGTTCCCAACTCCATTTTTTTTCTGTAATAATAAAAACAGGTAAATCACCTCTTTTTTGTGCGTCTGCCGCAGCTAATATCATTGCTGTTGTTTTAGATGAATTACTATGTCCTAAAAACATATTAATACCACCCATAACAGGTCCCGGTAATCCACATGAGTTTAAAAATGCGTCACCGCAAAAATAAAAATTAGTTTCTTTGTATTTTGTTTTAGTAGAGAACTTCTCTTTGAAGTTAAACTCTTTTTTTACTATTTTTGCCATTGTCTATGTTGTATGTAATTTTATGAATAAAAAATAAGAGCTTGGACACTTTGTCCATGTAGGTGTCCAAGCTCGGTTAAATTAAAATGGAAGGTCGTCGTCCGCCTCGGAATCGTCCTGTGGGTCGATGTCAACGATAGGTTCTGATTTTGAATTTGATGGTGACATTAAAGTTGTTTCTTCTGAAAGATTTGAAACATATTTCTTAGTTTCAACATCCCATTTTGGAACTTCACCTTTAGCAATCATCTCAAGATACTCTTCTGGTTTTTTAGAATATACATCAGCCCATGTTAATTCATCATTAATCCATGACTTAGATGTATCAACATCGTTTGATAATGAGGTGATGTCTTCAGGGATAATAGAAGTAATTGCTGTATACTCCTTACCATTACCGGCTTTAGTTAATCCAAGGGTAATAATTAAATCACGTCCTTTTTCTGTGTCGGTAATGTCACCTTTGTTTTTAAATAATGGGAAGATTTTATCTAAAATACCTTCACCTTTACTGTTGTGTTTAAAACGCCAAAACTTAACACCATCTTGTTCGTTTTCTCTGTCAATTACTTTAACAATGTAGAATTTACGAGCTCTATATTGACGAGCTAAAACCTTATCGGCTTCTACTCCTGTCATCATTAGACCTTCATAAACTTCGTTTAGTGGAGAACGCTTACCTTCTTGCTTTGGGTCATAAAGTTTTACCCATTGACCATCCACTTGTAATTCGTGGTAGTAAACTTCTTTAAATGGAGAACTACCATCTTCCGTTGGTAGGATACGGATACGTTTTTCACCACTTCTTGAACCTTTCGGTAAAAGTGTAGTAAAATACTTTTTCATTCTATCCTCTTGGGATACCTTGTTACTGTTGCCGCCTGCGACCTGTTTGTTTTTTTCGTACTGTGCCAGTACTGATTCGAATGTACTCATTTTTTTTAAAATTTAATTGTTTAGAAATATATCTATGTAAAGTATAAACAAAAAAAGTCAGATTATAAAACCTGACTTCATTTTTTTTCAAAATATTTTTAGTTACCTGTGTTTTAGTGGTTTTTAACTACTAAGTGTTGGGGTTGATTATGGGTTAGCCGCCAAACAAGTGATACAATTACCGTAATTTGTTCCAATTGGTGAAATAACTTTATCTATTCCTGTATTCGGTTCTGCTGAATCAACAATTTCATAACATCCATCTGCTGTTGCCCCAACAAATTGTAAATAGTAATTTCCACCAACCGCTGGTAAATCATTTATTAGGAATTCCATGTTAAATCCGGTTCCTCCAGTACATGGTGCAATTAAATATGTTGCCGTTAATACATTTGTTGGTGTTGGCGTTAAAGTGTTGGTTGGAGTAGGGGTTGGGGTAAGGGTTTTAGTTGGTGTAATAGTTCTGGTTGGTGTTATACTCATAGTAGGTGTGATGGTTGGGGTAAGAGTATTGGTAGGTGTTAAAGTATTGGTTGGTGTAATGGTTTTAGTTGGTGTTAGAGTATTAGTTGGAGTTAAAGTAGGTGTTAAAGTAGGTGTTAAGGTGTTTGTTGGTGTAACAGTCTTAGTCGGTGTTAAAGTCATTGTTGGTGTAAGGGTAGGAGTATTAGTAGGGGTTATTGTTTTAGTTGGTGTTATGGTAGATGTCATAGTAAGTGTTGGAGTATTGGTTGCGGTTGGAGTTACGGTAGATGTCTTAGTTGGTGTCACACTCATTGTTTGAGTAACTGATGGGGTTACTGTACTAGTAGGTGTTGGTGTTGGTTCCAATCCACCCCAATTAATAAAATAGTCATAGTTTTCACCATTAAAATTATTTCTTTTATTAACAACAAACCCATTATTTCTCAAAGCTGTTGCCATTTCATCGTCCATGTACATTGATGCAACATTAACATAAAGTAAACCTTGTTGAGTTGCCCCTGTAATTAATGTATCAATATATACTAAGTTATTTCTCGCTGCGGTTGTTCCACTAAGCGCTTGATTTTTTGTTATAGCCATTTCTAATACTTATTTTTTTATTCTAATGTTAAAAGATACTTTAATTTTTGGAATAAACCTAACATTTCGTCACGAATATTTAATAAATTTGTATCAATCGGGTCTAATTCCTCGGTAAAACCAACCAATGCTTGACAAATTGTTTCCACCATTTCTGTTGGTTTTAGGTCAGTTAGGTTAAATAATTCAATGTTTTTGGTTTCATCATCTAATGAGAATCTACCGTATTTACCCATTGCTTCCTCAACAAATGAATCCATTAATTCTTCCAATTCGTCTCTAGTTTGAGCAAAAGCGTTATGTCTAGCATATCCTTTTGTTTGCCAATGAAGTACCTTCAATTGGGCGTGAATACCTAAAAATAAGTTTACTTTAGTACTTAAATTCATCTTCTTGTTCTTCAGAGTTAAAACTATTTTTTATCATATCCATTGAATAATCATTAACATCTTGTTTGGTTAAAATATAATCATCTTTACCCGATGCTTTCATTTCACCTTGTTTTTGACTAAAAAATTCTTGTGGATTTTGATTAAAAGGATATGAATCTAAAGAACGTAATTCCAATTTTTGTTCTGGTGTTTTTTCTTTCATAGTGTCGATTTTAGTATCTAATCTATCAATCTTATCCATAACCATATCCATTTGAGCTAATTTTTGTTCTAAATCAGTTAACTTACTAAATACACTATCCATTTTCTCAGTAACACCTATATGTTCCGATTTACTATCATCAACATCTTTCTTAATTGATTTGGTCATATTAACTAAATCTGTGATGTCAATCTCTTCAGTATTGTTGTCATCTGCCGGTGGTAATCCCGCATCCATTGGTGGTGCTCCAGCATCTGCCGGTGGTAATCCCGCATCCATTGGTGGTGCTCCAGCATCTGCCGGTGGTAATCCCGCATCCATTGGTACATCTTGTTCGTTCAAAAGATTCTTTGCATATTTGTTAATTGCTCTAAATCTTGCAACTTCTTCTAATAATTTCTTTTCTATTTGGTTCATAATATTAATCTTGTAAGAGTTGTCTACCGTCTTCGGTAATTACTTTTTTATTTATTCTTTCTACGATACCGTCTTTTGACCTGATAATATAACATTCACCTGTTTGAATATCACATTCTTGTCTTTCCATTCCATCATTTGAAATAGCTTGTACATTTTTTGGTTTTGAATAATAGTTATTTAAACTATTATTTATTTTATCCTTATCCATAGTATTTTATTCTATAAATATCTAATAAAGTGAAAAACTTCTTGATTTTACTTAATTCTAAAGTAAATAACTTGATTTTCGTATAAACCTAAGCTGGACATTAATGGTGCCGACATTGACATTCCGTATTTATTTGATTTGGGACCATTACTTATTGGTCCCTGTGTTACGGTTGTTCCTGTAAATGTATAACTTGGATTTAATGTATAAACCTTAGAATTTTTAATATTTGGATTTATAAACTCTGTTACTCCACCTCTAATTGTTTCCGCACTTACCGATTTTAAATCAAAGTGAGTACTATAAAATTTATCTTTTAGATTGATTTCAGACCATTTTAAACCGTTCGCAATGTTCATTGTTGTATCGGGAGTTAAAGTGTTTCCAGTCTCACCACCAGCTTTAACAACTATTGTTCTTAACCATGTACTACTACCTTCGTGAACATATGATGGGTTATCAATTTTTTGAATTAACTTTTCGTCGTTGAAACCGTTGAATGGAACACCAAATGATGTCATTCCAACTATGGTATTTGAATTACTACCTTTTGTATTTGATTCATTATCAATTTTAACGCCACCCTTATCTATTGCATATGTTATGTCATTTTCTCCGGTGATTGTATCTTCAGTTTTTGGTCCCGGTTTCTCATCTTGTTTTAAAACTGCGGTTGCTCTTGACATTAATTTATCAAATAAAACCCTATAACTAGACACAAAAGAATCCGTTGGGTCAGGTAAAGATGTATATGGTATTCTTGTTCCCGTAAATTTAGTACTAATTGAATTACCTCTAATATCGTGACTAACTTCAGTTATCCAATATGAACCCCTAAACATTGGGATATTTTTAAGATAGAAGAACATAGTTGGTTGTATCATCACATTACCCATACATGTAACTTCACATTTGTATGAAGCTTGTTTATAATAATCAAATAAACCAACATCAACATTATAACCACCAGCACCAGATTCTGACCTAGCCAAATTTTCTATTACAACAAAAGATTCTGAGGTATTTTTTAATGATGATTGGTCTAACGACACACCTTTAAATATACCTTGGTTTTGGTCACCAAAACTTACTTCAAATGCAACGACTTTATTAATTTTACTCAAATCGTTAGTTCCAAAACCTTCTAATGTTGTAACAACCAATGGATTATTATTTACCGAACCAATGTAAAAACTATCATCCGAAAATCTATAGGTTTTATCCTCCATGTCGGCTAAATGTTTTGATGATTGTCCAACTAATTGTATTATAATTTTTGGTGAAGATTCTTGATAGTCAACCTCTAAAAATGTTCCAAATAAATTTTTTGCAACTTTTTTAGATGGTGTAATTTTACTTTTATTATTTACATTTGTTCCATAAAAATTTACGTATGCTGGTAACGCTCTCATATCTAATCCAGTATCCTGAATTAATATTGCAATTGCGCTGTATAAATTTACACCTTGGTTTTGTGGTAATAATAGAGTTGAGATTTTACTGATGTTTAGATAAAATTTATCTCCAATATCTCTATTTGCTTTATCTAAAAATAAAAATTCTTCTAATAATAATCTCTGTCCAATTGAATTACCTGAAGTCCACTTATCATTAAATGATTTAAATGTATTATAAAGTTCTAATTTTACTTGATTGGTATTATAACCTTGACCTATTTTTATAAGTTTATTTTCACCTTGTTTTGTTATTTCATTTCTCTTACTTATTAGTAATAATAATTCAGTTAAATAAGTCTTTAGTCTTTCATCAGCACCCGCAGCCCTATTTGTTACCGTATCACCTGGCTTTAAAATATTATCTCTAATATATTCACCAAATTTAACTTTAGTATTTATTCCTCCATTTTTTAAATAACCAGCATAAATTAAAACTAATGGTCGATATCTTAAAATATTTTCTTCAGTTAATCTAACATCATTCGTTGGGAAGAAACCAAAATAATAATTATCAATATCTTCACCAATATATAATTTTATAAGATTTTGATTTGTACCCGTATTGTCTGATGAATTATAAGGTTCGACTGAATATCTTGTTAATAAATCAAAATTCGCCATACCATAAAAAGTGTATGCATCTATTTCCTTTGGATTTGAAGATGTAAATCTTATTATGTTAGAATTGTCTAAAATTGATTGTGTTATTTTTTTAGAACTTTCTTCTTGTCTGGTTTTTAAATTCTTAATTAATTCTTCAATACCTATTGTATCATCTCCCGTTTTCTTTGTAATAACGGATAAATCTTTTAGAATGTATTGGAATTTATCATAAGTAACATTATTAAACAATTGGTACGGGTTTTCATCGTTTGATTTTTCAGAAGCAAAATCTAAAAACATCATTTCAAGATTATCCAAAATTTTTGGACTAAAAGTTCCAATTAAATCTATTACTTTTCTATAGTTCGTATCAACAGAAAATAAATCATCGTATTGGTCATTTGTAATATTAATACTTCTTGGATATTGAGAAGATGATGCAAATGTTTTTCCTGAAAATATATCACCTATTATGTCGTCATTAAACCAAATAGTTCTAAAATTATTTTGTTCAGCATTATTAAATAATTCTGATGAGTTGTTTTTACTTGACCCATTAGAAGGTAATAATGTATAAGTTAAATCAGTTGAAGTGTATTTTGAATTATCGGTAATAACTGACCAATAATTAATATTATTCGATGATGTATTCTTTGTATGTAAAATGTGGCCAGAATTGGTTCTCTGATTATAAGATGTGTTACCTGATATAATATCATATGTGACATAACCTTTTACAATTTGATTATAAACTGCTTGGTATGTGGGATTAATACCAACATTGGTATTTCCTGAATGAACAACATTAATGGTTGTTCCTGTTGTTGTGTTCTCTCTTGGTGTTACACTAAATGTTTGATTTAATGTTAAATCAAAAAATAAACTACCGTTAATTGGTTGGGTTATATTACTTGTATCTAAAAATCCATCAAGAATATCAACACCGTCTAATATTTTTTTCTTGTATCTGTGATATATTGAACCCCATTTTAATAATAAATGATACGGAACAAAATGTGTTGATGACATTTCTCTAAAAAGAGATGACATTAAAATGGTTTTACCATCAAATGTAATATTATCATCCAAATTTAAAAATGGTAATGAATTTAAAAGTAAATAAGCTGAACCCGCATATCTCCCGTACTGTTCATCTTTGTTAAAATCAGAATATAATTGTTTGTGAAAATATGGAGTATTAAGAATACTAACTGTTGTTGTGACATCTTTATTAACCATTTGTTTTAGAAACATATTATCTATGTATCCACTTTGAACCCATGATTTTGGATTTGATGGTGTAACAATAAATCCTATTGTTGAGTCAACTCGAAATATTCCGGTATTTGATGTACCTTTATATTTTAAATCATCAATCGTAAATGTTGAACCCGTAACTTTTGGATTTGCTGTACTATTCTTTTTTAAATAACCCAAATAGGTATCTGAGTTGAATGGGTAAATAGAAGGTCTATATTGTTCAGGTTCGTAATTTTTTAGAATATTATTTATTTCATCTTCCGAATCTATAGATTTTTTAGTACCTAATCTACTGAGTGTGTTAAAAGACTGTGAATAATTTGATGTAAATTTAAAAGGTTCGTCAAGTACATCTTTAATGTAGTTTGTTGTTGGTATATGGTCTCTAAAATAATTAAATCTCTCATATGGGGATAATGAAGGTAAAAGACCATTAAATATTATTTTTTCTTCTGGTGTTGTTGTTCCATTTGGAATTACTGAGGTTTTAGTCCCATTAATTAAACTTGGTATACCTGTGTTAAATTTTTTAAGTAAATTAATTAAATCTGTATCATCCTTAATTACCGTTTCAATATTCTTTTTCTCCTCTTGAACCAAAAGTCTTAGAAGGTTATTATTGAAGGAATCAAATAATGTAAGATATTTGGCTCTTTCATATATTTCATACACAAATGATGCGTTTGTTTTGTCGGTATATGGTACAATGTCGGTAATAATATCTACTCCAGATATATCATTAATTGATGAATAATCAATATCCGATTCAAACAAATATTCAATATCACTAACAGTAGGTTCTTTTTTTACATTAGTATCTTTCCTACCTGTTACGATTTTCATATATTCCTCAACAAACTCAACCTCTGGCCATAAAACTTTATCGTTTGATTTTAATCTATCTATTAGTTCGGGTTCAGCGGGATATGCCACAACATTTTGTTTACCCATTGCCACCGGTTTTCTAACCTCAGGCCATGGAAATATAGCATCCCCTTTATTCTCTTTATTTAAGTTACCAATAATTTTTGCTCTATCTTTCGATGAATCAAATGAATTAGTGTGTACCTCTTTCATTAATCTAATATAAACTTCAGCGTTTGCCAATAGTATTGCAAAAATATTTCTTATTGTTGGTTCAAATCCAAACCCTTGTTTTGGGTCTTTAATGATGATGTTCATTTGTTTTTCAACATCATCCTCCAAAATATTTTTTTGTTCTTCGAATGATTTGATTACTTCATATATGTCTGAAATTAAATTATCAATACCAACTAATATAAATCCATTATCAATAGTTTTATAATACGCAGAAATAGACTGTATTTTTTTTATTGCCACCTTTTTAAAATCCGCTCTAACCTTACTTTTATCTATTGCAGGTTTGTTATTATCCTTTTTAATATCGTTAGTTAGTAATGTTGAACTATTTAATTTTGTGGTATATAAATTAAGTAGCTGTTCTAATGTCCCTTGAATATCCTTACCTAATAACTTTTCTGTACTGTTTTTATCTTTACCGGAATAATAGTACCAATTTTCAATCGATACCACCCCATTAACTGTTGTTGTGGGATATGGAACAAAATCTGTATTTGATAGATATAATTTTCCCCACCCCTTAATTGAGGTTTCAAAATCCGTAAGGGTTTCACCAATTTCTTTTATTCCTTGGAATACCTTCATATCAACAACACTATTAAAAATTTGTTTTTCTAAAATCTTATCTAAAGATTCGGCGATATACCCAATATCTTTTAATGTTTTAACTGGTTCGTTACCTCTTATAAATGTTCCTTTTGGAACTAACCCTCTATTTTCATACTGTTCATAGATTGATTTTAATATTGAGTAACCCCTTGAACTTCTATTAACATTTTTTGTATATCTTCCTTTTGACTCATTCCATTTTTTGTCTTCAAGTTTTTCAACCAAATACATGTAAGGACAATTAGCAATTGATGATAATGAAATATCATTTAAATAAGCAAATGTAGAACCAACAAATGTTGTTGTTACTTCAAAATTACCATTACTTTCATTAAATCTAGATGAAAATTTTGTCATATGAAGACGGTATCTAATAGCTTTACCGTAATATCCTTTAACCGTTAAATAAAATATTGGCCAAGGAAGATGAAAAAATGCTTTATATGGAGAATTATATGCCGATTCAAATAATGTTTTACCTCTTACATCAACAAAATTTATTGTTGCTTGGGGTACAAAGGTTGCCCCTTTTACCGATATTGAAATAGAATCAATACCAAAACTTTGTCCAGAATCATCTATAAATTGATTTGGGTCAAACGGCTTGGTGTTTCCATTAGCATCTGTCGGTTGTGCTGGATTATACGCTTCAGACCATGAAGTATTAAAATTGCCGTCACCTGTTTGATTTTTTAGGAAGTTTAAATTTCCTTTTGCTATACTAAGAAGAGTGTTTCCTTGTCCACCATCAGCAATAAGTGTTGTTCTCGGAACTAAATCAGCTTCCAAGTTCACATACATTACTAAATTTTCCTGTTTTATTCCCCTTGGTTGAATGGCACCGTCACTATCAACTACACTATTTGGGTCAACAAATATTAGATTGTTTTGGTCTACTTTAACAAGTATGTTCTCACTATTTGATAAATCTTTATTGTTCTCCATAATATAGGTTATACAATTCTACACTTCTTTTGTAATCTTGTAAAGACACAACCAATGGAAACGGTATTCTCATTAAAAAATTATCAGGTATGGTAAACTCAATACTACCCGCAGTCGGGTTTGCTAACAAAATCAACCAACCAAAAATTGGTGTATTATAATGGTCTTGTGAAAGTTTATCTAATCTATCCTTACCTCTTTTATAAAAAACATATTTATCGGTTGTTTTAATAGGTAGTTCCAACCCAGGAACAATCCTAAATTTACCATCATCGATGAAAAATTGGTATCTATCAAAATATTCTCTACTCATTATGTTTTTCTATAGTAATTAAGTTTATTATCTTTTACTTCCAAATTATCTGAATGTACTTTATTTGATTCTTCAATAATTGTTGCATCAGTTTCAACTGCAGTTACATTTATTTTAAATTTAATGTCTTTACTACTTTTTCTATTTTTAAAGGTTGTAAATTTAAATTTCTTTTTATCTGTTGGTTCGTTAAATTTCTCAACTCTTTTTAATAATTTTTTTACAGTTTTTTCGGGGTATAAAGTCGAATCTATTTTTAATAAATTACTATATGGTGCTGATGGTTTATTATTAAAGTAATTTTCAACATCACTATATTTTGTGAAAAGTAATTGTTTCATTATCCCTTCAAATTGTAATTGAGTGATAATTGGGTTAACTAAACTAACGGTACTATTTAAATCTTCATACATTTTTGGTGTATTTGTTTCAATATAGTCAATACATGTTTTATATTCATTATATAGTAAATCAGATGTAAACCCAGATAATGTAGATGTTGTAACCTTTGTATCCTTTACAAAACTATCTTTTGAAAATTTTACAATGAAATTAACACTATCAAGAGATTTAACTAAAGCATTTCTATTTGATTCAAGTTCTGTTAATAAATTTTCATTACTAATTTCATCTAATACTGTTTGGGTTAAAGTAGAAAAGAATGGTTTTAATATTTTTTCATTCATGTCTATTAATTTTGAACCCGATATTGAACCCGATATTTCTTTTTCAAAACCTAACATTTCAGATAAATAAGTTGTTGATGAATTATCTATAAAATTTACTAATCCAACTTCAAGACCCTTTAATAAAAAATCAGTTTCTAGTCCTTTTTTAGTTAATCCAAATAACTGTAATGTTTTTCCTGGCGTTGAACTAGTTAATGTGTAAATGTCATAATTTTTTATTTCTCTATAATTTGGGTGTAGTAACATTGTACTAATTTCAGTACCATATTTTGTAACTACATTATTATATGTACTAACATATTTGTCAAAATAGTTCTTGGTTTTTGTAAACACCTCATCAATATTTTTTGTGTAGACTAATTCAGGTAAGTTTTGTTCTGCTGCAATATAACTTTCATTGATGTTGTTAGTCTTAGGATTTGGGTCTGCTTTTGGTGAGACTTGTGATGGAATATTAAGAGATTCTAAAAATGTTTTGGTAAACTCAGCCGCTGGTTTACCACCAATTGTTTCATTCGTTGCTATTGACCTTTCATCATACATTTCAGTATTAGCAAAGAAATTAGATGATAATGCGTTTTGTAATCTCTCAACGGGTTTTGACAATCCTTGACCACCAATAAATGCGATTGAACATGTAACATTAGCAATCATTGGTTGTACTCCAATACCTTCAGGATTTAAATCCCAAACATTATCATCGTATGAAATGTTTACATCTCTTATTATAATTTTTGAATGGTAAAAATCACCAATTCTTAAAACACAAACAGGTGGAGGTCCGAATGATGTATTTCTTGCAGCTACATCATTTTGGTCGGCAATACCCTTAACAGGTATAGTATCTCCCGGTCTAATACATTGAAGCATAAATGTTAATCTAGCATTTAATCCTTCGGGTGTTGTTGAGTGGAAACCGGGATGAAAATATTTTAATTTTTCTTTTAGAGATTTAAATTGAAGTGGAGAATCCTCCTCAAGTTTTTTAAAGTAATGACATTCAGAAAGAGTTTTCATAATAATTCTCTTCATTGGGTCAATTGCCGGTTTTCTTGATGGTTTACCAGGTACGGTTATAGTAACAGGTTTAACAGGTTCAGGTATTGGTGTTGGTTTAGGTGTTTCGGGAATTGGTTTATTGGTATAATCCACACTAAACTTAGATTGTCTACAATAAAATGCTATAGGTGAATATTCTTTTAAACTTTTTCCATTAACTATTATTTTATCATTTATAAATTCTTTTCCTTTACAATCCAATTCGTTAGGATTTACACCTGTAAAGTTCTCACCGTAATTTACTGTTTTAATAATAATTTTACCCGTAGAGTTACTTGTGTATCCTAAATCTTTAATATTATATTCTTTTGTTATTTTAATTGGTTTACCCTTTTCAATTAAAACTATATCATTATCTGAGTTAGTTTTGTTTGTTGGTATTATTTCATTACCCTCCACCCATTGAATTTTGGGAATAGTTGACCCCGATTTAATTATATTGAAAATGTCTTGTATAATACTATGACTTCTTCTTAATGCTAATTTTTCATTGTATTGAGTTGTAGCAACTGAAGAACACGAAGACTCAATTTCTATTGTAATATCACCAGTTGTATTATTACCTAAGTTGGTTTTAAGTTCGTTTAACGCACTAATATAAGTTTCGTAATTTTTTTTAGCCTCAGTAAAATATCCCGCAATTTTAGTTTTTTGTTCTCCGATTTCACTATCTGTTATTGAAACAACAGGGGGAGTTGCTCCATTTGTTTTTTTAGTACCAAAAACATAAGAAGTTTCTAAAATAATTTGTGGGTCTGTTTTTCCTGTCATCAATTGTAAAAGACTCACAAGTGTATCTTGGTATTCAGTAGAACCTGAAGGGGTTATAAATGATGTATATAAATCAGAGTATTTATTAGGAGATTTTAATGTTTGTAGATTCGGTCCAGGTATATCGTTTGCATATTTTAAATTAATGTTTTTAACACTAATTTTATTATCATCTTTACCCGAACTACTACCATTACCACCACCACTTGGGTCTAAATTAACAGGACTATCAACTGCCGGCATATATTCCAATATAGCATCGGGTTCTTTATTGTTATTTAAGAATGCTTTTATCATTGAGATATCACTTGAATCTAAATGAGCATATTTTCTTATAAGAGCATAAAAGTCGAGGTCTATACATCCAGCAAAAAATGCATCAATGTAATTATCCGCCTCATCATCATTCATATTCTTAAAGTGTTCTCTAACCAATAAGTTTAATATACTTGGGTGGTCAACAACAACTTTAAAAGATAATTGTCCTGTTCTACTTGTATCTTGATATGTGTAAATTGGTTCGGGTCTACCTAAGAAAGTATTATCGTTCCATCTAGCACTATTATTTTCACTAATTTTTAAATCATATGGTGGAAACCACATAACCCTACCACCATTGTTTCCTCTTTCACAATATGGTAAATCATTATATGTAAATCCTGGAGTATTTGAAGTTTTCCAAGCTAAGTTTTCAATTGAAAACATATATTTTTTAGCATAGAATCCATCACCTTGTTTAAATATGTTTGTTGATACTCCTTCAAAATTTTTATTACCATCGGACATTGGAGCATAATTTATATTCCAAACTCTACTTTCTCCTCCTAAAACACTATCATCAAACTTTCTAATGTTTGCGGTTCTTTTCATGGTATCAGAATAGTTCATGTAAGACCTATCTTTTGTCCATACTCTACAGTATTCAACACCAGTTTCTTCTCCTGAAAATTTATCTGTATATTTAATATTTGAACCTCTCGACATTACTGTATCACCTTCTTTAAAGATTCTACTTGTTTGGTCAATTACATTACCAACATGAGTACGAGAACCTTCACCACCTTTTGGCATTGAATCCAATAGTTGTTGTGTTTTATCTAATATCGAATCTTGTCTAAAACCAAATTTTGTTGATAGTGATTCATTTAATTTTCCACTTTCAGATTCCCATTCGGCATTATTTGCTCCTAATTTATTTATAGAATTACGACTAATCCATGTTAGTTTACCACCAATCTGACCTCCTTGTGAAATACTTCTTTTTCTTTCAAATAATGATGCAGCAACAGGGTCAAACATTAAACTAAGATAATAACTACTTTTAACAACATTATCATTAAAGTCGGACATTGTGTGTCTAACATCATTACTTCTGTCATCACCCATGTATGCTAGTCCTTTTGGTGCTTCAAGACCTAATAAGTTTTTGATACCTTCTCCAACCCTATCTGCAAATTGAAATATTTTAGATGATTGTTGTGACCTAGCTGTTGTTGTGTAATTTGGTGCGTATTTTGAATATGTTAATAAATCAAATAAAGACTGTTTTGGTCCTTGACCCATATATTCAATAAACAAATCGGAAGGTTTTCTTGTAATTTTTGGTCTTCTTTGTATTCCAACCATTGAACCTATAACTCCTGTAACATCTTGTAAAATAGCTCCAACTTGAGTTCTAGCTTCAGGTCTATTTTCAATTGGGTTTCTTGGGTTTGATAAATAATCACCCGGAATTTCACTAAAT